GTTGTTTGAGTTTTCATCACCCGTGCCACCGCCGCCTGGCGCATTGCCGTCAATTGGACTTCCCAGTGTCCAAGTGGCTGTGCCGCCGCCATTAGGAGAGGAGCCGCCGTTTGCATTAACGCCAGATGAGCCAGACGTATTGGTATCGCCGCCGGACGCCAAACCGCCAGTGCCGGGGGTTGAATGGGCTACGCCGCCACCACCGCCGCCGGCAAACAAACTGATTGTGCCGCCTGCTACCGTTCCAGTAACAGTGGAATTTCCACCCGCCGAACCGTTTACATAGCCTGTTCCAGAGCCTGAATTTTTAGCAGCGCCGCCAGAACCGACCGCCCACGACATGGTTTGGCCGCCATTAACGGCAATGGTCTTTTGCGTGTATCCACCGCCACCGCCGCCAAAGCCGACTGGTGTCGTGCTTGCGTTAGCAACCGCACCGGAACCGCCGCCACCCCATACCGTGATGGTGACGCTGTTGGCGCCGGCAGGAACAGTTTCCGTGCCAGAGCCGGATGTATACGTATTCGTAGTCGGACTGGATTTGACCGAAAACGTTGAACTGGTAGCCGTGGCGCTTGAGCCTGACGTACTGCCAACAATTTGGGTATTGGCAGGAATCCCTGCGCCGGTCAACGTCATGCCTACGGTAAACGTTCCCGTAACCGTGCCGCCTTGCGTAAAAAAATAATTGGTTCCGTCATAGCCAGTCGAGCCAGACGTACACGACGCGGTTGCCGATTGAACGCTAAACGTACCGGCTGACGCCAGTGTTCCCAATGTTAAGGTTTGTAAGTCAACGTATTCGCAACTGCCATCGGCTTCAAACGCAATCAAATAATCGTTTAAACCGATGTTGGTGTTAAATAACGCAACCACTTCTTTGGTGAATTTGACGCCCAAAGTCGATGACGTTGGAATGGTTCTAAGGTTGGCGGGACCAACCGGCATGGCGTTTTCAAGCCACGCAAATTCATTTTCATCAATAGCAGTACGATAGGCTTTGGTGTCTATACCCCTAAATTGCCTAATAACCTGATATGACTTTTTCTGTTCTGCATTGGCCATGTCAGTACGTTACGCTGTAAGGGTTTGGCATCCTGCGCGTGTTGATCGACACCAACACCGCCTGAACGTGCTTGATGTATTCCTGTTTATAAATCTCGGCTTCACCGTAAGACTGTTCGTAATACTTGGCCAAATAAGCCGCATAGAACGGAATTGGCGTTGTGAACGGGTCGTTAATGTCGTCGGTTTCAGTAAGACTGGTCAGCGGGGCCGGCAACACAATCGTATCTAATTCGATGGTGTAAACCTGGTCGGGAACCGGAGACAGGAAAATTTGTTGTTGACCGTAAACGCTAAACGCAATCGGTCGACCAATGTAGTTTTGCCAGAATCTTAACTCAGCATTGAATTGAGTCCACGGCAAATAACGCAAAGGTATTCTTGTGTTACCCCAGTACAAATTGACGTTGATAATATCCAACGTTTGCAATTCATACGGTAAGCAATTCCAGTTGATGATTTCCGATGGACCCGCGTATTGCAATGTTGCGGTGCCATTTAAAAACGGAGTCGATGGCGGGTAGTTTGCGCTACCGGCAGGATACGGAGGAGCTTCGGTTCCCAACACGCCGGCTTGCAGCACGACGTACATATAGATGTTGGAAACAATGTATTGATTGGCAGTAACCGACGCACCCGCTGACCAAAATACGGGAGTGTCCGCATCGGGGTCTGGCGCTAATGGCGCTGTACTGACTTGGATTGTTCTTAAGGCGCCGCTGTCACGAACCATTCGTTCGCGNGCNGTNTTGATGTAATCCGTTAACTGAGGGACTGTGTANAAATTAGCGTTGGCATCATGCAGCAAACGTTGTGTAGCCGTAACGTAGCCTTGTAATGTTTGAGCCATTGCTTTTCCATAAATTTACACAACAAGGGGGGCTTTCGCCCCCGCTGTTTTAGAAGCTGACAACATCGCCCCATACGATAATGTCACAAGTGCTGCTGTTGCCAGAAGCCGTGTTGACATTGACGTACAGACATTGAGTCGTCGCACCTGAAACCACTTGAGTTTGGTATGCAGACGCAATGCTGATGTCTTGGAACTTACCGGTTCCCGTAACGCTCGATAACACCGTGTTGGCGGTCACTAAGTTCGCGCCGTCACTGGTAACACCGATTGATACGTTTGCGGTTGCAACCGAACCCGATGGATTTTGCACGGTAACTCGACGGAGAATAACGCCGCCTGAGTTAGCCGTACCGCCACCATTGGTCAAGCCTCCCGACAGAATCGGGAGGGTGATAACCGCGTTTCCGGCGGTGTTGAGCTGAGTTGCCCGGATGGACGCTAGTTTGTAATAACCAACGACGTCTGGGTACTGTTGCGCTAACGAATCTGGATTAGCCATTTACGGACTCCTTACTTGTTGTTGTAAGTACCGCTTACAGCTTGACCACCGTTTGAACCGTACAGCGTGACAGTGATGTTCGAGGTGTTGCTCGAAATCGCTTGCACGTTGGTACCGTCACTGATGAACAATGGCACGCCAACGTTGACCGCCGACAGGTTTACCCAAGTCGGTGACGCAATGTTGTTAGCCGTGTTCAACTGAATGACGACGTTCGTCGTAGGCAGCATCGTCCAGATACCGGCAGGAACCGTTACTCCAGTCGTTCCACCGGTTCCAGTGGAAACGGTAATCGGCTGAAAATATGCGGCTGCGGTGTTGGTCGACGCATTAGCAAGAATGATTTTATTTGCTGAAAGTGACATGGTTACTCCTTAGAGGCTAATGCTGTTATAGCCGGTAACCTGGGTCATGGTTTTCGGTTTGGTAGACACCAATTCTGCAATGGTGATAACCGCGCCTACATAACCAATCTGCCAGTTCGGGAGCGTGGACTCAAATCCAGTAAACACGAACGAACCTTGCTCATGGACATAGAGCGATAAGTAGTTCGAGTTCAGGAAGTACACGGTACCTTCCGGACAGTACGGGTCTGGGTAAATTGGCACGCCGGCAACCATCAGTGCGCGGAACGCAGCTTGTGGGCCGTTGCCATCGCCATCAAATCCGTTACCCGGAGTGATGACGTATTGTTCTTGACCGACGTAGTCTTGCGCCAACAGCGTCCAAGTACCGAATCCGCACACGCCAAAGGTTGGCACTTCCGCGCCTTTCTTGACGGTACCAGAAATGTACTGGAGGATGTTTTGACGGGTCGGATTGACATTACCCGCGCTGTACACAGTGGATTGCCACCAAGTGTTAGACGAACGCGAAATGTTTCCGTACGCACCGGCGGCAGGGTCGGTATTTGAAACAGCACCGGGCAAACCGATAAACTGTTGCGTATTGGTCGTGTTGTTGTACAACGCAGTTGCCATTGCGTCCATCATCACGTTCGAGGCGTCGTTCATACGAGCTTCGATCAACGGGATAATGGCGGCATCGTTCTGAACCGCACCTTCCATGCCTAAGAACGGCACTGGGGCAATCATCAGTTTCAGATCGAATTCCGCATTGTAAGCGCCTTGTTGGACAGAAGGCTGGTTGAATGAACCAGAGTAATCTGACCACTGAGCGTTCACAAATTGTGAACCTTGGACCGGAACCGTGACCGAGCTTACACCGCCCGACGCTTGTTGGCTGTTAGCGATGAGCGCAGCCATGAGCGGGGTTGAGTTGTAAATCTGGACAACGAGTTTCGGAATGAACGCACGGCGAGTTACGTAGGTCAGTTCGGTATATTGCTGACTACCTGTTGCCGGAATAATTCCACCACCAATCGGCATGACTTATCTCCAAAAGTTGTTATAAACCAATCGGACGTCGCGGCTGTCTTAATTCCGCAAGCGCCCTCGCAGCTTCTTCACGGGCACCAGTCACAGGATTCTTCCAGTACTTAGACAGGTCGAATTTGCTCATGGTATTCGGTTGATAGCCGCTTGGAGTCGGAGCAGCGGATTGTTTCATCCATTGCCAATACTCTGCAGCAGCTTCGTGATTGGTAATGCCTTTGTCAAGCATTACTTTCTCAATCTCTTCAATGTTGTCTTCAGAGGCCAGTCCTTTTTTGATGACGGCTTGACGACGACGTTCTAAATCTTCGTTTGCTTCTTTATCGCGTAAACGCGATTCCAGTTGCATAACGCGTTCTTCGGCTTTGGACAAAGCCTTGTTAGTCGACTCCTCAATTTCCAATTCCGGAATCGTCATGTTGGGTTTAACTTTTTTGGTCAAACGCAAAATGTCTTTTCGGGTTTCGGGATTTTCCGCAAGGGTTCGCATTAAGGTTGCTAACTCATCGCGTTGTTCGAGGCTTAAATCTTCTAGGCTCATTAGGAATTACCTTTGTGGTTTACGTTGACTAGATCGTTTGGAAGAACGTTTTGGATGTTTTGCAGCGTAAGCCGAGCGAGCAGCCAATTCTTCATTGGCAGATTCCTCGCGTTGTAATGGCGTACGCTTATCCACTTAGATGACCTTTTGACCGTCACCAGGCTTCTTCACACCCATCGAGTTCTTGCTACCCGCTTTCTTAGGAGCGGACAAGCCACCGAGGTGCGCGAATCGGGGTTGGTTATAAATTCGGCCATGCGCCTGTTGGTCAGAAGTTACTGGTCGGATACCGCCGGCGCCACGAGGTTTGAACAAATCCATGATTATTTCCTTACATCACTGGAGGGGTTGAAGGGGGAGCAGCACCACCGGGGGCAGCGCCAGGAATATTCGGCATATTGGGAACAGCCGGCGCCTGTGCCATCGCACGGCCTTCAGGCGTACCGCCACCGGCTTGGGGAAGGTTCTGTAGCATCTGAATGATTTCGCTTTGCTGCAATTCGTTAGTCTTGGATTTCTTAGGACCAACAATGCCGGTCAATGACCGCAGCGCAGCAAGAGCTTTTTGCCCTTCGGCAGATTCTGAACCAATGGCGGGGAGAGATTGTTCGATCAAATCCATTGCCATTGACAGGTTAATCATGGCGCCTTCTTTGTTTCCCAGTTTGGGTTCAGGCGTCGACATTGGAGAACCCATCGGTCCGGACGCTTCATCCGGCGACATTTCCGACGGCGGCGTAGACGGAGGCGCGGTCTTGCCGGCACCACCAACGGGTTGCTGCGACCGTATCAAATCCATCATTGCGTTAGGCGATGCTGCCACGAGTAATCTCCAAAGTTCCTAATAGCATTTACTAACCATAACAAGTTGTCAATAGGGGAGAGCAACTTTTGTTGGAGGTCACGCCTCCCCTACTGACAGGTTCGCAATTACTTGCGAGCCTTTCGACCCTTACGAGCCTTGTGGCCTTTATGGGCCTTACGTCCACGGCGAGCCATGTTCGTTCTCCTGCACGGGGCCAACTTAGACAGGGAAATCAGCCAAACCCTTTTAGACCGTGAAGCCTAAACCTTATCGCTTCGTCTTACGATGCTTGCGAATTTTGCCGCGTTTCATTGCATTCTCCTAATATCGGGTTGAACGTTTTGCGCGTCGGGGGGACCGCGCAGACATAGTTTTAATCCCTGTTACGCGATATTGCAAGTTTGCCGGTGAAGAAAGTCGGGTCAGGCTAGCCGACGTTACCTTGGGTTGGTCGGCTGTTGATACGGTTCTGCCTGATTTTTTAGCCATTATTCCACCGCTTGCAGTTGTGCTTTACCGCCCTTTTT